AATTATTGTCTAATATTATAAATTTCTCTACCCATCCAATCGGTAGTAACTTGAATTTGACCACTTCCTAAAAATACACGACCATTTAATATTTGGTTGTATTTTATTTGATTGTTAACCTCTGCTTCTTGTCGCAGTTGGTTAACTTTTTTTATTGCTTCGCTAGCCAAATCAATTGCCATACTTGCTAAGGCTGTTACATCTCCACTCAAAACTCTTATACCTAATGTCCCATATTTAACGGTATCACCTATTGCTTTTGAAACTTGTGTATTTCCTGTTGCTGCAATCAATTTTTGACCGCTTTGAATTAAAAAACCTGCTGAAATTGCTTGACCTGTAACTTCTGTTCTTGTTAATGTTCCTGTTGCATTATTTCGTATTGGTTGATTAACATTAGTTCCCTTATTTGCTTGAAGTTCAATAACAACAGGTATTCTAATTTCTGTATTATTTGCTGGCATTAATCAACCACCCCCAACACAATTGTATAAATTTCAACACCATTTTGTTCAATTAAAACTTTATTGTTAAAAACGACATTAATTGTTTCATCTTCTCCTTTTTGAAATTTAAAAATTTTTCCTGCTAAATTAATTGTTTTTAAATAATTACAAAAAGTGTTATTTGAATTATAAAAACTAATTGTAATAGTTCTTGTTAATCCATTATAACTTTGTACTCCTTCATCGCTTGTACCATCGCTTAATTGGAAATTATAAAGTGTGTTGTCTTGAAAATTTTGTATTCCCTCAATTTTAACTTTTTCTTCTTCAAAATATATAAATTTATCAACAATTATTGGTAAATTGGAATAAAACACATTACCAACTATTTGGCATATACTTGTGTATATGCTTTCATTTCCTACATTTTCAATATTTGGAGAACCTATAGTATAAGGTGTGTTAAGACCAAGTTTGTAAGAAATACTATCATCTGTAGTAAAAATTTTGCCATTTATATTATTTACATAATCATTTAATTTGGCAAGTATTTCTTGTTGATAGATACTTTCATACTTTAAAGTGATTGTTGTCACTATGTTGGTGGCAAGAACATTTTCTACTCCAGATGTAGTTCCTTGCCCCGTCTTAATTACTGCTAAAATATCGCCTTTTCTATAGTTCTTGAATGTTAAGTCATTTGTAACAAAAACTTTGAAATTTGAGCCTAAAATCGCCTCTAAATTCGTTTTAAAAATCATTTTAAAATGTTGTTCAAATGTCAAAATCTATCACTCCTTTTTCTCTATAAATTATTGTTTCAATTAATAGCAAGTCTAATTGTTGTTGATATTTACTGATTTCTTGTTCAGTATAAATTCCTTGAAAAATACCAACAATTACTGTCCTTACTGATTCAATTGCTTTTTGTATCCAATTTTCATTTGGATTTGTAGCACCTTTCCAATGTGGACTAACCCATGGCTCATTTGTATAAACAGCATATGGTGCGAGTTCTCCACCAATTACTACTTGCCAAACACCATCTTCATATACAGATTTAATTGCATTTATTGACAAATTCCCTGTATCTTTTGGTGCATAAATTCTACAAGCTGTCTCTAATATTAATGCACATATTTCAGTTTTTTTTAATAAATCCATTATTCTACACCAATAAAATAAATTTTACTGTTGCCAATTTGTTTAGGTGATTCTTCAACATATTTAACAATTCTACTTTGTTTATTAAATAAAATGTCAATTCTGTCATCTACTTCGATTCTAGATGCATTATTATCAAGTAAAGTTGTTCTAGTCGTAAATACTGCAGTAAATTTACCACTTTTTAATCCTTCGGCAATTCCAATTGATTCACTTCTTGCATTACTATTTAATACAACTTTTAATGGATACCATTCTTCTAAATGCCCAATAATTTGTCCATCTTCACTCACAATTTTTTTTCTTAATCTTGCATTTGGAATCAACAGCCTAAACCTCTAAAGCAAAATCCATTTGCTTTCAATTTTATTTGAACAGTAGGAGAAATATATCTACTTGTAAGTTCAATTATTGGAATTGACATGCCTGTTGTTAAATCAATTCCACTTACAACAGAATAATCGTCTGTATTTAACGTCCAATACATTTGATCTAATACAATATCGTCAAAAACTTCTTTTCTTGCGGTTGTTAAATTTTTATAATTAAATGTTACATTTTTTGATTTGCAATAAGTTTCCACAAGTTCAATTTGCTGATCAATAAATCTTTTTACTTTGTTTTGTTCAAAATTGCCATTTGGAACAACATCATTTAATTCTAATCCATATTTTTCTAAAAACTTTTTTTCAAAATTCATATTTACCTCATTAGAAAAGAGCCACTAATTGTGGCTCATTTTTTATTATTCTGTTTCAGAACTTGCTTGACTAGCACTTGGTTTATGAATATAAACTGCTTTTTCTGCTCCTGGCTCTACCCAAGCATCATGATAAATGCCTAAATCAAGTTCAGTCATTCTACTACCAAATCCTGGAATTTTGTCAAAATATTCATTATCTCGATATTTAGCAAATGCAGCAAATGCTGGTGTTGCAGTTAAAATAAAATCAATTCCCTCACCCAAAATATCATCTGGAACTTGAATTACTTTAGCTTTAGTTGCATCTCCGTACAACGTAACATTTACCGATAAATCTCCACCCCAAGAGCCAGTAGAGATAGAACCAGTTGATTTTGCTGCTTGTTTTAATAATCTAGCCTTTGAAGTTGCAATATGCAAAGTTAAATTCTCTCGAACTCCTAAATCATATAAATAATCTAAACCACTATCTATTGCAGCTTCTATCGTATCTGCTGTTAAAGCTCCTGTTGCAACTTTAGAACCAGTTGCTCCTACAAGTTGTGTAAAACGATATTTATCAACAGATGGAATTTGCACTTCGCGAATATATTTGCGACCAACTGTTGCAATTTCTAAACTTTGTGCTTCCTCTCCATCCATTTTATCAAGTCTTAAAACGTTTCCTTTATCTTGCGTTAACGATTTTTCCACCCAACTTACATTAATGTTTGTTCTAGTATAACCAGTTTCACGATTATAATCTCCTAAAACTGTTGAACCTAAACTAACTTGTCTGTATTTAACAGTTTTAGCACCTACTGCTACATTTGGTTTGATAAAATCTGCTGTATATGAATACGCTTGATAAATTTTTTCTAATTCTGCATCATTATTAAAATAACGAACTGCTGTATCTATTGAATTTGCCATATTTTTTTAATCTCCTTTTTTATAATTTTCTAAATTTTTCGAATTCGTCTACTCCTCCACCATCAGAACCATGATGTTCGCTTCCTGCAGATGTTGATACTTGATTAGTAAATAACCAATCATTATCCTTTTTAATTTGAGCAATTTGTTCATCTAACCCACTATATACTCCATCTTTAAAAGTACATTTTGTTAAATCTAACATTCCTTTCAAAGCGTTTTGGTTTCTAGCACCACTTTTAGCAAGTATTGATTCTAAGGTGTAGTTTTTTTGCAATTGAAGAATCTTAGCATCGTATTCTTCTTTTGCTTTTGCATTTGCCGATTGTAATTCAGCAATTTGTTTTGTAAGGTCTTCATTTCCTTTTGCGGACTTTTGAAGTTCGACAAGTTGTGAATCTCTGCTAGCAATTTGATTCTTTAACTCTTTATTTGTTTCATTAACTTCATCAAATCTCGATTTTGGTATAAAATCTTTTCCTTCAATTTTTGGTGCGATATATTGATTAAAAATATCCTCACCAATTAATTTTTTTAAATTTTCTAATGACATAATTTTCTCCTTTCATTTTTTTAAGTGGGATGACCACTATTAGATTTAATCATTCATTGTTTTTAACGTGTTTACTCACGATGTATAATAAAAGACCCCATTTCTGGAGTCTTGTTATTATTTAGAAGGCACAGGCAGGAGGAGTCTGCCTGAAACAGTTTAATGCCATGTTTAGGGCAAAAAGAAAAGAACGCAAAATAAGCGTTCTTTAATATTATAAATCTGTATAATCTTCAAAATATTTTCTATTTTCTTCTGTCATTGTTATTTCACCATCTTTAATTGCTTTTTCTAGAATTTCAATCTTTTTTTCTACATAGTCTGGATTACCATTTTCTGTTTTTAACATCATTAATAATTTATCCTGTAATTCAGAATAAGAAACAAACATAGAAAATTCTAATGCCAACCATTCTAATAAAGCTTGTCCACCTTCATCATATGCTGTTTTTTTCATCTTTTCATAAATATTATCGCCTGATTTTAAAATTTCATCATTTTTCATTTTTAATCCTTTCTAGAGCAATATCTTTATATTTTTCCAAAGAGTCATACGTTTTTGGAAACAATTTTTTAAATTCATTTAATTGTTCATTTCCATTTTGAACTTTTAAAGCCATAAAATTTGCAAACAATTCAGCAGATATAGTTTCCAAATCTCTAAATCCAGAACCATGTCCCCAACTTACACCATATCCTTTTCTTATATTTTCTTTTGACGTTGCTCTTCCACATGTCATTGCATCTATCATATCATAAAATAATATATTTTTGTTTTCTTCTTCTCCGTTTTTTAAATTTAATGCATTTTCTTTTATTTGCTCATATTTCTTTTTGCTATATTTTTCAGCTTCTTTACTATACTTCATTATTTCTCTAACGTGCAATTTATTTGGGTTTTCAAGAACTTTTCCTTCTTTAATAACACATCCACTTAATTCACTTAATTTAGAATCATACAATTCTTGGGCTAATTTAGAATTATTTGTTTTCCATTCAAAACTTTTTTTCTGAGTTTCTAAAATTTTTGGTGAAATTTTTTCAAATAATTCTTTTATTTTTTCACCTGTATAATCATCAAAAGTTTCTATAGTAAGTGATTTTTTCAATTCTTCAATTGAACCTATTCTACCTAAATAAAACGCTCCATCTTGTTTTTGTGCCAATTGATCTATATAATGTCCTATTTCGTGATAAGCAGTCATCTTACCACTAAATGTATCTGTGTTATTAATAGAAATTGTGTTTCCTTGTTGATAAGCTCTTTTTGATGAATGTATAAATTTTAAGTCTTTATTTTTAGAACCAACAAGATTATATAATTCAGCAATAGTTTTGTCGGTTGTTTGTGCATTTTCAAATGCTTTATTTACCCATTTATCGTCTTTTAGTTTTCCATTAATCTCTATTTGTATAGGTTCTACTTTTTCAATTATATCATCTTTTTTTGTATTGTCAAGACTATTTATTTTATTTTGTTTCTCCTCTTCGCTTATTTGTGTTCTCCATCTATAAAATGCTCTTCCATTCTTGATTGAATATTCTTCATACTTTTTATTTAAATTTTGCCAACTTTTTCTAATTCTTGTTGCATCTTTCGCAAAACCTTGTTGCCTTAATAGCGTTTCTTCGGTCTTTAATTGCCTAATTCTATTCTCATATTGTCTTTGCCTTTGGTCAATTTTATATTCTTTTTGAATTTCTTTTGAAGTAAATTGTCTAGGAGCAGTACTACCCTTTTCATATTCAATTAAATAATGTCTACAATTATAGCCATTAATTATTGAATTACCACCATTTGCATCTAAAGCAATTTCAATTGGTTGATATCTATGACCATCAATTATGCCACTTGTTCCATCTAAACTCCACAATTTGTTTTGAAAAGGTGCACACCTTGGACTAGCATCAGCATGCGAACTTGTCCATACTAATTTAATGCCATTTTGTTTATATTGTGCTAGATCCATTTGATTTGCTTCATATCTTACAGCCATTTCTACTTTATTTCTTAAACTAATTGCTCTTCCATCTTTTGCAACATATTTTGCAGGTTCACTTGCTAAAAGTTTAACTTGGTCTTTAACTTGTTTGTCATAATTTTTAATTAAAATAGAGCCATATTTTGTGTCAGTAATGCGATTTCTAAATTCTTCTATAGTTTTTCTTTGGTCTATCTGTTTGTTTAAATATTCCCCATAAATTGCCTTTAAATCAATAGTATAGGTTTGATTAGTTTGTGTCATTCCTGTTCCTAAATTATAATGCTTAACAACTTTTTGAATAAATGACTGATTTAAAATATTTGTATTATAATTATATTGATACATCATTTTGTTTGCGGATTGAATTAAACTTTTTTGAAAGGCTCTTTTTGTTGCAGGATCTACAAACTTATTTACATAATTATTGATGACTTGATTGATTTCTTCATTACTTGCACCTTTTAAAACAAGTTGTTTAATTTTAGTAATCGCATCTTGTAGTAATATTAAATGTTCACCAGCTACATTTTGATTGGGACTATTCAATATCTTCGCCATTTGTAAATGTATCTTCCTCTGTCAAATCCATTTGTAATAAAGTTGGATCATCAACACCGATATTATTTTCAAATTTTATCTTGGTAACTTCTTCTAAAATTTGTTCGTCTGTCCAGTCTGGATGAATTTGTCTTACACCATTTTCAATTGATGATAAACCTCCCATTTTCGCATTAGCCCATCGAGTAATTATATTGTCTTCGTTTTCAACAACATAATTTCCAAAATCAAAAGTTATATCAGCATTTTCAAACGATACTTTATCAACTTCTAATCCTTCTTGTTTTGCTCCTGCTGTCTTAACCAACCAATTGTTAAAATTTAAAAGTTGCAAAGTTACTTCTTTTAAAAAAGGTTTCCAATAATTATTAATTTTGTCACTTCTTGTTTCTAAAGTGACTCTATTTCTTTCTTTTTGGCTAGTTTCACCAGCATTAATCGCTTCAAGACCTGTTATACCAAGTGCAAGTGGACTAAGCCCAGCAAGATTAATTGCGTTCGTTAAATACTTTAAATATTTTTCAGCAAGTGATGCCGTTTTATCAGGTATTTCTTGAATTTGAATCTCACTATTTGTTCCTTGGTCCTGATCTCCTGTTACTTTTTGATAATTTGTAATCCATTTTGCAAGATTTAATAATGGTACACCGCTTTCATCTTGTGGAATCATATCAGTAGGAATATATCTAATTGTTTTATTATTTCTTGTTTCTGCAACAAATTCAGAATATACCTCATCTAAGCCATCAAAAGTATCTGTTGCGCCTTGATAATCACTTGCACCATAAACACTATCTGGAAATTCATTATTTGGCAATTTATTTGGTTTATGAAAGGCTAGCATTCCTTTTAACCCTTCAAAACGATATTCAGGTAAAATATTACTAGTTTCTGGAATAGTTGTTAATGGTACTTCATTTTCTTTGCCATCTGTTTTTAGTTCATACAATTTATTGTAAATTACAGCATATCCCATATTATCAGTAGTATAAGTTTCTTCATATCGATATTTTTTCATATTATTTTTATCTTCTTTTTTGTTAAACCACGATTTAAAAATAATTGCTGTAGTAATATCTTTTTCTACTATTGCTTCTGCTTTAGTTAAATCATATGCTTTTATAATTGGAAATTGAGATAGTTTCAAGTCGTAATTAAATTTTAAAAAACTTTCACCACACCATGACTCTTTTACTGCTTGGGCATGGAATTGTTTTAATATTTTAGTTTTTTCAAACAAAGCATCTACAACTTCTTGAGCATTTTCTGTAACATTATTATCTTTTTCTTTTGTAACATTTCCACTTTCATCGGTTTTATAAACAGTTACTATTGGTTTAAAACCTCCACCAAATAAAATAGTTCCCATTTTATTTGAAATTAATTTAGGAACTCCACAATGTCGTTTAATGTAATTTGATGGGGCATTTAGCCAAAAATAGTTTAAATAATTATTGCTTCCGTTATTATTATAAAAATAATTAATTAGCACAGCATTGCCGCTATTCCAAACTTGATATTCTTGTATTCTTCTCGTAAAAGCATCCAAACCCAAAACATCACTTAAATCGATTGCTTTAGATGCATCAAAATTATATCTATCTCTTAACATTTTCAAATCCCTTTCTAATTTATCTAACCTTTTTCTAGTCATGTAATTTTTTAGCCCCATAATCTTCTCCTTTTATTTCTTGTTTAACATAAGAAAGTAATTTTTTCATATGTCTAGTCAAAGCATATTCAACCGAATCCATTATGTCATTAATAGGATCGTTATTATCTTCTCTTTCTTCATTTTCTTTGCCTTCAACCCATTTTGCCATTTGATAAGCTTGATAGACTTCACGCCCTTCTTTTGTGTTATTAAATTTAATTTTTTTTAATGCCAACAAAATTATTAATAAATCGCATCTTTCCTTAATCGTTGCTTTGTATGAAGATATGACATCAATTCCATATGGTTTAAATGCTGTTTTTAAATCATAAATAAAATTTTGTTCTGCACTATCAACTGAAACACATCTAATATTTCTTCCTTTGTCACGCCAAAAAAGAACTGTATTTATTAACAGTTCCTTTTTTTTGTCATATCCACATTGTTTAAACGAATATTTGTCAACTATTCCAACTTCTGTATAATTGTCTTTAAAACCTACTAAGCTTATTGAATTTAATGCTCTTGTGGAACCTATATCTACTCCTACTACATATTCATTGTAAATAATTTTACTCAAATCATCTATATGTTTTTCTGCTGTCATATAATCGTTAAATATTAATTTTCCTGTTGTTCCTCTTTCCCCTAAAATTTTAATTTTGTAATAATAAGAATCTTTGGGAAAAATTGATTCTGCTCTGTCGATTTTTTCTTTTGTCATTGTTGGATTATCGTACATTGTAAAATGAACATAATAGTATCCTTCAATTTTTTCTACTTGAGACATTTCAGCAATAATACTTGCGGGTGCTTTGCCTAAAATCTTGCAATGATTGATATAATCTTGATAAATCCAGTGTGTAGGTGAGTCTCCATTTAAAGTAAACAACATTTTAGGGCAATCAACATTAGTCTGTCTCGCAAAACATTCGTCAACAAATTGTTTGTTAGCATTGTTTACTTCATCAAGCAATATAACGCCAAATTCGTGCCCATTAATCGATTTCCAACGTGACTTATTACCAAAACCACATAATAGTATTTTTTTTATTTTTGGCTTGTTTTTAACGTCACATTTTGCTAGAACATAATAACCACCTATTTCATCTTTTTCTAAAGAATAATATTCTGGGTAAAGAGTTGTTAACCCTAACTTCGCTTGAAGGATAACGTCTTTAATTGAATTATTGTCTTGAGCTCCGATGAGATGAAATATTTCATCACTTTGTTGAACTAGAAAATGTAGCATTTGGATAACTGTCGTTGTTTTAATTGATCGAATGCTACCCTCAAACGCCATTAACCAACTTTTAGACCGCAAACCATATTCAATACAATCAAGCATTTTATCAGTTACTATTAGTGGCGTCTTCTCTTTCTTCATCAAATCCATTCTTTCGTTCCTCAAGTTTTAAAATAATTGCTTCTGTTGTTCCATTTGTATTAAATTCAACTTGAACTTTATTAGGGTTTTCTCCTAACGTATCTCTAATAAATTCTGCTGCTTTAGTATCCCCATTAATGGCTTTTAACATTTGACCTACTAATACTGCAGATTGATTGTTCATATCTTTGGGCTTAACACCTTTATCTGCTAATTTTTGAATTAATTTAGGATCTTTTATTTTTGCAGACATCAAAACAGTAAGCATTTCTTGCATTGTTTTTTTAGCTCTTCTAGCTTTAACACTAGCTTTTCCACCTCGACTTGCTATTTCCTTGTGTTCTGCTTCACTTAACTTATTGAAAGGAATTAAATCTTCCCTAGCCATTATTCTATCAACTCTGCTTTCTTTCCAGTAAAACTTTCCCAACGATTTATAATAACATCACAATAATGCTCATCTAATTCCATCATATAGCATTTGCGGTTTAATTGCTCACAAGCTATAAGGGTGCTACCACTTCCACCGAAAACGTCTAATACTATTTCGCCCTCTCTACTACTTGACTTAATCGCACGGCTGCATAATGCAATAGGTTTAGGCGTTGCGTGGTTGCCCGTTAATTCTCGTTCTTGGTTGCTGGTTCTTTCAAAGTGCCATACGTTGTTTTGGTTATCGTGTGTATTGTCAAAATAAGATCGTCCAGCATAAAAGTCCTTTTTAAGAAAGTCATAGTCCTTTTTAAGAAAGTCATTATTATTTAAAACACTTTTACCGTATTTTCTTAAAGCCTCGTAATTTTCTTTAGTAGGTAATGCAAATTGTGATTTACTCCACCAGTGGTTAACTGTTCGCCCGTCTTTATACCCTAAAGCATTTGCTATTACTTTGTCGCTTTGCCCTAGTTTTTTTATTTCATTTTCTAAATAAACTCTTACCTTATCCATACTTTCACTATAGTCCTCTTGATTTACGCAAAAGCCTTGTACGCTATCACCACCAACCATTACAAATAAGCATTTTTCGTCTGCAACGGGGTACATCCTAAAATCGCTACTTAATTGCCCTTGCCCGTTGCCTTTGTCCCAAGTAATAAGGTTTCTAAATGCAATTAGTTTTTGTTTAATCATTGGCTTTAATATATGGCTGTAAATGTCCATTAAAGGCTCATCCGTTCCCCAACAATACCAACTGCCATTATCTTTTAAAGCGTCAAACGTTAACGGGATCCATTGTTTATTAAACTCTAATAAATCGTCATAATTTAAATTATCGTTTAATACTCCGTCTTTTTCTTTCTTCATACCATAAGGTGGGTCAGTAAATACTAAATCAGCCTTTTTGCCATCCATCAATTTGTCAACATCTTCTTTTTTGGTACTATCTCCACACATAAGCCTATGCACCCCTAATTGCCAAACTTGCCCTTTTTTAACAATTGGTTCTAATTGTTCTGGTTCTTCATAATTATCTTCTTCTGCAATTTGTTCTTCTTTTTGTTCCTCTTCAAAGCCAAATAATTTCATATTTAGACTTGGTAATTTAAATAATTCTTCTTTTAGCAATTCGTTATCCCATTCTGCAAATTCATTTGTTTTATTATCTACTAATCTGTAAGCATTAATTTGTTCTTCGGTTAAATCATCTGCCAAAATACAAGGCACCTCTTTTAAACCTAATTGTTTTGCAGCAAGTAATCTTGTATGTCCACAAACAATAACATTATTTTTGTCAATTACAATTGGTTGTTTAAAGCCAAATTCTTTTATACTTTCAGCTACATACTTTACTGCCTCTTTATTTTTCCTCGGATTTTTATCATATGGTTTCAAAACATCAATTTTTAAATTTATAATTTTCATAATTCCTCCTCTATGCAATAAAAAAAGCACCCATAGGATGCTTTCGACGGATTCAGTGGTCAGTATTTGACCGATACTATTATAACACACTTATATAGGACATTTCAAGGACATTTTAAAAAAATTTTAATAATTTTTCATTTTTTTTCTCAAATTATTATGAATTCTTCTTACCTGCCTATATGAATATCTTTCATCATTATTTTTTAATAAAATTATTTGTGATAATGGCTTTTGATAAATATACATTTCAATAAAAATCTTCATTTCCAAATCATTAAAATTTTGTGCATATTTTTTAAAATCTATTTCGATTTTTTCAATCACATTTTTCAAAATATTACGATAGTTTTCTTTTTCTCGTATTTCTTTTCCTAAATTAATGAAATTTTGATAAAATTCATTAATATCTTTGGATTGCTTAGGTAAAACTATTTTAGAATAGTCTACTCCTGATACATCTTTCATTCCACTATACAATTCCTTGTCATATTTTTGTTTAAAAACTTCAATTTCTTGTTCAAGAGTATCTAATTCTAATTTTAATTTTAAATATCTTTTGTAAAAATCTTCTTTTATTTCTTGCAATCCTTTGTCTTGCATTTTTTTTGTTCCTCCTCTAAATAAACACATTCTTTTATTTTTCTTTTGCAAAACCCATTATAGTAGCAATTTCCACAAATTTTACGAATTGGTTCGGTAGGAACAGGTTTTAAAATTTTTTTATTTTTATACATTTTCCCAAAATTATATTAACCCCTCTAAATTAGTTCTTATTTCTAAATACACTATCTGATGTTCTTTTGTTGCTTTTTCTAAAAATGCTTTTGTTTCTTCCCAAGAATCATAACTTCCTATTGTTAAGTAGGAATTATTTTCATAATTATACTTTTTAATAATATATTTTTTGCTCATTTTTCTTTTACCTCTTTAGAATCATTGCGAATTTTTTTCCTTTGATTTTAAAATTCCACAAACATTTAAATTATAATAAATTTTATTTCCACACCTAGGGCAATAATCTGTGTATGATTTGTAACCACAATTTGGACATGTTCCATCTTGTAATTGATTATTATCATTAATTTTAAAATTTGGATACGAACTAGATGATTTAGGTTTTAATTTTTCAATAATTTTCATTCTTCAATCTCCACTATTTCTTGTAAATCGTTTTCTAATTCTTTTATTTTCTCTTCACAAAATGCTTTTGTTCCGTCAACATCGTTTATATTTTCTTCTTTAAGATATTTTAATGTTGTTTTCGTTCCATCTAATACTTCTTTTGTCATACAAAATCTATATTGGTTTTCTTTTTTACGATATAAAGGACATTCCTTACTACATTCAAAAAATTTATCACATACTTTTTCTATTTCTTTTTCTGTTAAATCAGCTACTTTCTTTTTCATTCTTTACCACACTTCTTTTGTTTAATATATCTATAAACTTTCACAACATCCACCTCGATTTCTTGTCTCCTTTTTAGTATATTTAGTGTTTTTCAACATTCAAAATATACTTTTATAAATTTATTTTTTTCTTTAGTAGCAAAATATACATAGCCGTAATAATCACAGCCCGAATAATCCGTATGTTGCTCTACTAAAAAATTGTTATTTAAGTCGTCTCTATAACTCTTAATTTGATCGTCTGTTAATTCAACTAAATCAGCTTTTTCAAAATCGAACGATAAATCTAAACCCACCGCACCATATGTTTTTTTACTTAATCTGTCAATTAAATATTCGATTTCATCATAGTGTCGCATAATTTGTTCTGCTTCTTTATATATTTTCATTCTTTCACCTCCACATACTGCCAACTTTGAGGTGGTCTTTTTATTCTAAAAACATTTAAATATGAATTATAGTTATTTCTTGAACCCTTATGTCCGTTATAAATACCATATAACCAATCATCATAACTTAATGCTCTACTATTCACAAACTCACTTAACTCTTTTGGCTTATCAAATATTTCTAAATTGTCTATGTACCAAGCATAACCAACCTTTTCAGGACGATCTTTATAACCTAGATAATTATATAGTTCGTTTTCTGAAATATTTGCTTCTTCAACAATACTTGTTCCGTATTCAAGCTCATAATAATAATCATATCCAACACCATTATTTAGTCTTTCACAATATACTTCTTTAAGTGTATTCAAAGTAAATTTAGCAACTACTTTACCGTTTAAAAATCCTTTTGGAACTAAACTATATTTATTATGTTGAGTTACCGCATATAACGTATCACCTTTATTAACGTAAGTTAGGTCATATAAATGATGATATTTAGGAGTATTTGTACAATACAAATACACATCTATAGGTAATTCGCATTTAGGCATTGTCTTTCGTATTTCAATAACTTTTTCTCTATTTAATATTTTTTCAAGCCATTGCGGTTGAATACTCATTAATATTGCTCGTTTCATAATTCCTCCAATTTATCAATTAATCCTTGTAAATGATTAAAAGGATTATCATCCTGTGGATCTTCAAAATCTTCTTTGTAATAGCAGTCATAACAATCGTGTATCCAATTTAAAGCGTTTTCTACTAAATCATCTTGAAAAATATCTTTAAGTTCAAATAACTTTTGAAAATCTTCTTTTAAATTGCAATCAAAATTTTTACCATACCTATTGCCTAAATAATAAGCATCATATTCATTTTTAATTTTATTTAACGCTTCTTGATAATTTTTTTTACTCATTATTTCAATTAATCCTCCGATACATAATAATAATTAAAACCATTACGCATACCACCAAAACATAAATTTCCTTGATCGAAAATTAATAACAATTCATTTTCAGTTATATTTTGAGGTGCTTTATAAAGCATATATTCACCATGCAAATAACAAGCTTTTCTTGAATAGACAATATCATTTTGCTCTAATTCTTCTTTTATAGGATATCTAAAATCCCAATCACAAGTTTTTAATATCTTATATTTTTCTTTTAATTCTTTATAGATTTCCCTATTTATTTTACCTTTTTCCTTTTCGTTTTCGGTAAAAGCCCAACCGTTATATACTTTTTTTTCAATCATTATTTTTCTTCTCCTCACGTAATTTTTTTATTATATTTCCACCATATGAATCCTTAGTTATTTTTATAAATTCATCTACAGTATAAAGTTTTTTCAAATCTAAATTATTTTCTCTAACAAAGTTATTTCTTCCAGCTGTACAACTACCTGTTAATATGTGATGCCACTTATAAAATTCTTCACCGATATATTTATCAAATCTATTAAATTGCTTATTAAAAATTTCTATTTTTTCTTCGATGTCTAAATCATCAAAAATCTTTTCTTGTAAATCTGCCACTGCTTCTTTTAAAGTTTTTCCGTGAGCAAATTTATTGTTGCCTTTTGCAACAAAAATTTTTTCTAAAGTTAAATTTTTATTTAGAATAAAACCTTTTGCTACATTTCCATGAATGCTTGTTATAATTGTTGAAATATTATCAATTATAAATACATAATAATTGTTATATTTAGAAATACCATTGCCAAAGCCAAAGCCAGAGCCAGAGCCATCGCCAAAGCCAAAGCCAGAGCCAGAGCCATCGCCAGAGCCATTGCCAAAGCCAGAGCCAGAGCCATTGCCAAAGCCAGAGCCATCGCCAGAGCCAAAGCCATCGCCAGAGCCATTGCCAAAGCCAGAGCCAGAGCCATTATCTACCTTTAACCATTCTTCTATCAACTTCTTTTCCATTCTTTAACTTCCTCAATTATTTTAGTTGCTTTTTCTGTGCAAGGTATAATTTCGATACAATCTAATATTGTAAGTTCTTCAACTGTCACAGTAAATTTGCAATTATCAGGTTTAGTTGTTCCGATTTTAGCGATTTCACTTAAAGAACAAGCTCCGTCCCAATACCACAATCTGCGGCATTCACCTATTTTAACCTCTTGGCCATTTCTTTCTAAAAGTGTGCCAAAAAATACTCCACTTCTGTCACCTCTAAAAATATATTTTTGATTTTTCATTTTCTTATTTTCCTTTCTTTTTATTTTTTAAAATTTTATGTACTGCTTTACTAATCTTGGCATTTTCTTCTACATCTTCATAGCTAATTATCATTGTTTTTATAGGGTTTACAATAAAGTGTTTTGCTCCACTAGGAATATCTTTGCAACTTCTTATTATTTCAATATAAGCATTTTCTTTTTTATTTCCATTTTCATCAAAAAGAGAATACAAACCTAATATATAATTTATGTTTTCTTTAGTTGAAATAACAATACTTATCCCAAACATTTTACTATCATCTTCAAATTGAAAGAATACAACATCTCCAACTTTTAATTCATTCCCTAAATCATCTTTTAATAGAGTTGCTTGACCAACTGTTCCCAACTCTGTTTTCCCCTCAAAAGTATATTCAATTATTTTTTTCATATTTACTTTCCTTTCAATAAATTATTAAATATTGCCATCAATACATTGACAACAATGCTATTGCCTGCTTGTTTATATAATTGTGCATTAGAATTAACTTTAGCAGCTTTTTCAAAATCTTCATCATTAAAACCCATAAGTCTCCAACATTCTTTAGGTGTTAATTTTCTTATTTTATATGGTAAAATCAATGAAACTAAATAATTTGGATTATAAAAATCATTTGTTGCTATTGTACAAGCAATACCATCACTGCTATAAATTCTATCTTTTCTTGATGGTTGTAATCCATCTATTCCGTTTCTACCACTTTTAGAGTTCAAACAAATAGTCCTATTTGTATCACCTTCTAATATTGCTGTAACTGTCCCGTGATTTTCCATCACAGTTGGTGCTAGTCCTTCTATATCGACTATTCTAGAAGCATTGTGTTTACTTGGTGAATAATTACCCAAAACAACCACACCAATATCAGGACTAGTTTTTAAAGTAGGTATCATCTCTTTTTGAACTGTGCCACGCTTTTTATCAACTTCATCTTCTAGCAAATCCTTAAGTTTTAATTTAAGTTCTTGTTTTGGTGGAAATGTGAATAACTTGTTGATATCTTTTCTAATAGATATTGTAAATACA